CCTCAATGGCCTTCTTGTTAAATTCTTTAAACTGTAGTTCGCCAACATAGCCGTCAAGGTCAACTTCGATTTGAGGGATAACGCCTATGCCTCCAATTTTATCAAAGATAGTCTTCATACCGTTAAGTAGGTTAGTCCTGCGTTTTTGCCCAAGTATACTTGAACCAGTTTGGAATTCAGTTAACGGCACAATATCAAATAACATAAGAACAGCATCGTCTGCTTTAACATTATCTTTGCGGTGCACCTGTTTCATAAGTGCTTGGAAACTAGAGCTAACCATTTCTCCATCAAGAATAACACTACGTCCGATAAGATCGATATTGTCTTCAATTGCTTTTGTAATATGCGGGAAGTTTACTAACTCTTTGCCATTACGAGTATATTGTGTAACAGTTCTATTATCCATATTAACAAAGGTCAATACGCGAACTCCGTCTAATTTAGGTTCAAGCAATTTCTTACCTGTGATTTTCTTTTCATGATTAGCACCGTCGTGAGCTAACATACATTCAAATACTGGAACAGATTTGATAGTAGGATAGGCTTTAAGCACTTTGTTAACTGTCTTTTCGCTAACACCGCAACGTAGATCTTTGATAAGGATACGACGATACCAATCATTCCATTCTGACTTTGTGCTGGCGCTAAGGGCTAGTTCAATAGCATCTCGTGCATCGTGCCCAGTGAGTTGTCTAGTATAGAGTAAATGAGCCAGTTCTTTAAATGCTTCCCAAGGAAGCCCTTGACCGTCTGGCCCTCCATGTGTAGGAACTTTCTTTACACCAAATGTATATAATCCGTCTAGTGCCATTCGACAACCTTCAAACAATTCTGTATTGTTTATCTTGGCTTCAGCTTCAATAATGGCTTCTTTATTTAGACGGCTAGGATGATCTTCCAAAATACGAATAATGGATGCACAGTTACTCATTGGTTACCTATGAAGTTTGTTAACATACAACTATTATATAATAAGTTTGGATCTATGTCAACAATGATTTTACCATTTTAAACGGAAAAACTACTACCGCAACCGCATGTTGTAGTTGCATTTGGATTAACAATAGTAAAACTACTACCCATTATATCTTCTTTATAATCTACTTTGGATCCTGATAGATATTGATAACTCATTGAATCTACCAAAAATTTTACAGAGTCTTTTTCAAATGCAAAATCATCTTCATTTACAGATTCGTCAAAGGTAAATCCGTAACTAAATCCAGAACATCCGCCGCCTTGGATGAACACACGTAATTTAAGATTTGGATTTTGCTCATCAATAAGCAAATCTTTTACCTTAGCGGCACAATTATCAGTAATTTCAATCATTATGTTTTGCCCTATAATCTGCCACTGCGGCTTTAATTGCATCTTCTGCTAAGATGCTACAATGTATCTTAACTGGGGGTAAGGCTAGTTCTTCGGCGATTTGGGAGTTTTTAAGGTTAACAGCATCATCAATATGCATACCCTTAACCCACTCTGTAACCAACGAGCTACTGGCGATTGCTGAACCGCATCCATATGTCTTGAAACGAGCATCTCTAATAATACCATCTTCGTCAACCTTTATTTGTAATTTCATAACATCGCCACATGCTGGGGCACCAACCATGCCTGTGCCAACTGTATCGTCAATTTCAAACTTGCCTACATTGCGTGGGTTTTCATAATGATCGATTACTTTATCTGAGTATGCCATAATGTTATTTACTCTTTTAAGCTAGTCAGCATCAAATAATGAGTCATACCTACTCTATAAATATATCATGATAACTGTTACAGACACGGCAAAAAATAAAATTCAAAAATTATTAGAGACTAAAAAATATATCGGCATTAAACTAGGTATAAAAACTACTGGTTGCTCGGGTCTTGCGTATGTGTTAGAATATGTTAAGGAATACAATTCAGATCCTACTACTATAAATTATGCACAAAATAACTTTTGTGTGATAGTTGATAAAAAACACGATATATATTTAGAAGGCACAGAAATAGATTATGTCCGAGAAGGGTTGAATGAAGGTTTTAAGTTCAACAACCCCAACGAGCGTGATCGTTGTGGCTGCGGAGAAAGTTTTCGGGTATGATTAATCAATTATATAAATCAGTAAAAAATGAACTAACGAGTTATAATAGATACGAGTCAGGACAACTTAAACTGATTGGTGTTGACAATTATCAACATTCAGATTATGTTGTAAAAAATAAACTATCTTTTTTGGAATGGATTGGTCAAAAAGATAAGATGCCCATTATAAAGATTGAAGGCATCGAAAATATTAAAAAAGTAAAATCTCATTTTACAAGATGTAACAATATACATCTATTTGTGCATCAAAAAACTTGCTATAGTTTTAATTGGCATAAGGATGACGTTAATGTTTACCTAGTAGTATTAAAAGGCAAAAAAATTGTGTATGTTAAATCAAAGAAAATAGTGTTGAAATCAGGCCAAGGGGTGTGTATACCTAAAGGGCATCTTCATAAAGTTTTTAGCAATAAAGGAACTTGGGCACTAAGTGTAGGATATAAATGAAAGATCTGTTTGTCTATTTGAAAACTACCGAAACATGTAACTTAAACTGTTTACATTGTTTTACCAACGGATCTACTGG